GGTCCGCTAACGCTTTTGGTTGCTAGTCCGCTAATCAGTTGTATCTCTCCTGTAGCAGCCGTTACTTTGGCATTCAGACTAGCAGCCACATTAAAATCTGTTTTTGCTTCTACAGTAACTTGCCCTCCAGTTCCTGAAGCAGGAGTATATTCTCCAGCATCTCCAGTATAGTTTTCTGTTCCTGTGTTATCCCCTGCTGCTTTAATGTTTACGTTTTGTCCTGCTTCAATATTAACATTTTGATCTGCACGTATATTAAAATCACCTTTTGCTCGCATGTTAATGTCAGTATCTGAATAGACATTAACATCACCATCTGCACCAAGCTCTACCCATGCTGTGCCTTTTTTGTTTATTACATACGTAATACCAGTTGTGTCATCCATTAATATTTGGGCGCCGCCAGCTGTTCTCAATCGAATCAAGCGACTTTCTATACTATCATCCATTACAAACTGATGGCCACCTAATCTATCACGATTGTTATCTGGATCAACTGGTCCAGGAGTTAGTATGCCAAACACTTCTGATGGAGACTCTCTCCTTGCGCCTGATGTGCCGGCGCCGCGTACAGGATCGTTAATTAACCCTTGTTTAACAATACCTTCTGCTAAATCAACTGCTACTGCTCTTATAGCATCGTTATGTGTTGCTCGTTCGTCATATTTGTTTTTCTCTGCAACTGGCATTGCAAGTCCAGGATCACTAAAATTTTTTCCTGCTGGCATACCAGGCACCATATGCTGTCGTTTATCTGAATATATACAACTAATCACATAAGGATACTTTGTGTTATTATCTGCAAATGCAACTAAAAGCAAATTACCGATATCAGGCGGGACCATCCACATACCATATGATTTTTGAGTGGTGGTGTAACCTTCTATTGGGTTGTCACTAGTATTATCCACATTGGTTGTTCCTGCAAACGGCGAGGTCCAAAAACAATCAAATTGCTGACTGGTAAATTCTACATCCTTACCAATACTAGGTATCTCAACTTTTATCATGCCACTTCGACCTAGATCTTTTGTGCTAATAACTTCCGCAAGATAGATTCCGAACAACGGATTGTTACTCATTGTTTGTCTAAATGCAGAGTTTTTTCTGCTTTGTTTGTTAGTATCCATTTTAGCCATCAGTTTCGGTCTCTTCTGCTATAATTTCTGTTGCAGGCTCGTCTAGCCCGTGCAGTCTTATTGCTTTTGTTGTTACAGAAAATTGTCCTCCTGAAAACTTGTTAATGCAAGATTGGAATTTATAGACTCCGCTAAAAGTTCTACTTGTTCCGTCGAATTTCCAATATCCTGTATTGTTGTCTTCGTCTCGCCAGTCAGGATCAGCTTTTTGTGGGCTTGCTATTCTCAGAAAAAATAAACTGTCATCTCTTTTAAAATTTGCTTTGGCTTCTGTGGGCTTGCTAAGATCTTGGCTAGCTAGAAACCAAGGGTCACCACGTAATTCTAAATCTATTTCAAGTAAAAAGTTTACACTATTTTGCTGCTCAGTGATAAAGCCAAACAATTTATTTCGTGTACTTCCGATCTGGGTTGTTCCTGCTTCGGCTACACTTTTAACATCTTTGCTGGCATCAGCTTTATTTGGTAGCGGTGGTATACTGCCTCCGGGTATATACCCTAGTTCTGCTAGAGTGCTAGCATCTACTGCACTATCGCTGGCAGCAGGAACAAAGTCTGTGCTGTACACATATCCGCTTGGTTCAGGAGTGTATGTTCCGCTTCCAGGACCAGCGCTTGCAACTTCAGGTGGTTCTGTGTTAAGTGTAGGTGAATTAATCGACAATCCCCCAAATAAATTTCTTTGTTCTTGATTTACCTGCTCTACTAATTCATTTAGTCCTGTTCGATCAGCCATTCTAGTCAATATTTCGCTATCAGTTAGACCTAACACACTACCTAACTGATTTGCCACACTGCCCAATATATCTTCACTGCCTGACTGTAAACTAGTTACGGCATCTACAAAATCACCGAACACGTTTTTATCAGCTTTTTCTTTTGCTTTTCCTAACATACTGTCTAGTCTACCAGCAAAGCTAGTATCTTCACCTGCTGGTGTAGAATCACTTAACTTATTTTGGCTTGTCTGGCTAACTTCTCCAATTGCACCATACTTTGGCGGTAGCATTGATCCAGTACCATTATTATATTTTATATCTAGATTTAATATCTGATCGTTTACGCCTGTAAAAAAGTAACCATATGCTTTTAATAAGCTACCGCTCTCTTTATACTGTTTTACCCTTTCTTTTAAATCTGATAATTCTGGATTTAATTCTTGTATATCCACTGCTACATTTGGATTTGCTGTTTTAAACAGCAGAGGCACAAATGTGTATTTGCGAGCGTAATCATTTCTACTAGGATCAAATTCCAAACGTTCTACTCGGGTATCTATTTTAAACCAGCTAATAAATGCTTGGTCTTTTTTTACAGGACTATCAGGGTCGTCTATATTTTCCTTCCTAGAACACTTTGTATAAAACTCTGGACACATGCTTAACAGTATATACATATACTCTGCTATACTTGTTCCTTCTTTTATGCTTAGATTGTCGCCGTCAAATTGTATTTCTGGAGCAGTACCACTATCAATAGGGTCAGCATCTAATGCTGCTTGTTGCTCTAGTTTTGTTCTTATATCCCATGTCTCGTTCATTATACGATTTACTGATTCAGCTTGCCCTTTGTCTTTGCTGGTTATCAAAGAATCATCTGAAATGATGCTTAAACTGGTTCCCACAGATCCGTTTGAACTTGCACCAATTAACTCTGATAAATCAATTTCTATTTTGTCTGAAACTTCGTATGAAGTTGTATTTTCGTGCCACTCTTTTAAGGCTGTGACAAACGATTCTACGTGTTCAGTTATAGTTGCTCCAGTAGACGTAATAGTTTGAGGTGTTCGATAAACAGTGTCTTTGTAAGCAACAGTGTCGGTAATTATTGCCTGCATATCATAAACACTGCCACTTGCATCTAAACTTAAACTAAATTCAGTGAGATCAATTTTGTAAACTATTGGTCCCAGTATTACTTGGGGTACTCCGCCTTCTTCGTTGTCATCAAAGTCTGTAGTATATCCTTGGAAGCGAATTTCGAGAAACATAGTTGTACTAGCAGAATTATCGTATCCTAGATATGCTTTTGCATATTGTATCTCGTCTAAAAAAGTAGCAGCACCAGGTTGTATAATGGTAAATCTGCATTTTAATTCAGTGCCCAAACTGGAATCTACCAGAGCATCTATTTCTAAATCGTCAATCTGTGTACCAGTAACTCCTGTTTGTGCTAATATAACAATGCCACTAGGTGGAGCAACCAGCGGACCAGAAGGGTTTGCCTCAAACTCAGGCTTAACCATTGTTAATCGTAAATTGTACGACGGGTTATCATAGAAATCTAGTATGTTCCCAAATACTTTGCCCACATAAGGGTCGTCAATTACTGGAACAGCATATTCTGGCATAATTTACCCACCAATTAGTTTTTGTACTGATTCTACTGCCGGTAAAATAATTTCTGTGCCTGCTTTAAAATCTCGTATAGGATCCTGTATAATATCTGGGTTTCGTAACGCAAAAACCCACCACACACTAGACTTTCCGTAAATTGAATGTGCGAGTAAATCAGGACGTTCATCATACCCGTGCCCTATTATATATACTTCATCTTTAATGGATTTTTGTAATGCTGGTAAGTTGTTTACACCTAAAAAGATATCGCTAATCTTTTCTGCATTGTACATAAAACTGTCTTTACTATAATTATAGTTCATTAAATAAATCCATCTTTGTAAAGTGCACCGTTTGCAACAGCTTGAAGGTCAAACTTTCTGCGTAGTTTTGTAGGTGTAAATGTGGGACTCAGTGTGACTAATATGTTTGCCATTGTAGGCACATAAGTCACAGTGTCTTGAACTGTTACAGGCACATAGTCTACATTGTTGTCTAGTTGAAATTGATAGTTGGTTACTACTACTGGAACTTTATTAAAGCCGTGATCGCCCAAGTATTCAAAAACCATAACAGGAGGGGGTGTGCCATATCTGCCGTTTGCAACTGCACTATCGCCATAAAACCCTTTAGTAGCAATACGTAAAAAAGTTAATACTGCTAACATGTATCTAGCTTCATATTGATCATTAGCAGTGAAGTCAGCAGTAACAGGAATTTCAGGTGCCCTACTGTGAAAGTAAGTATTAATAGGGTAATTCATTCCCTGCATGTATTTTTGATCGTAATCGGCAGTACCGTTGAGAAAAATACTGGGGGTATGTTGCCATACCATACCGCCGCTTTCTTGTATAGGACGCATTAGGTAATCAGTAAATCCGTTACCACCTTCTCCGTTTTCAATACTAGCAGCATAAAATGTTTCTTCCCCACCTTTTTTTGGACGTAGTCTTGCTCTCCAATCATATGCATTTTCTAGTGCAGTACTGGATGCTACTTGCTCATCAGTTGGAAATGGATTAGCAATAGTTCCTTGTGCTTCAGCAATACTGTTAATGATTTTTTCACTAATTACCGCACCATAACTGTTATCACTATAGTTAGGAATACCACCACCAAATCCAGGCAATGCAGTATTTAACAGGTTGCCAGCAGCATTTCGCAAGATAGGATTATTAATACTACGTATTGCGTCTCCAGCCTTATTGCTAAGAACGCTGCCTAGACTGTTTTTACTCTTATCAAAAAAATTGTCGAAAGACATCTGCTCCCCTCTAAAGTATAAATGTATTTATCTGAATTATTAAACATAGTTTTAATATAAATAATCCGTTGTTTTGCTTGACTTTTATAGAAAATGTAGTAAAATTATGTATTAAGGAGTATGTTATATGACCCAGGATAAACCTAAAAAAATAAATTATTTAAACAACAAAGATATTTTAAAAGAAATACACAAAAGCAAACTCACATACTGTTATTCAGAAGATACAGAAAAATTTAATAACTACGATGTGATTGTGGACTCTGCTGAAGATATTTTTAGCAATATTCAGACTGCAAAAAATAATAAAGCAGCAAAGATGCAATCTGAAAGTTATGCTAGTGCTATGTTGACATATGATTCAACTAATTATAGAAATAAACCTAAACAAAAGGATTTTTTAGTTGATCCTAATAGTTTAGATACGTATGAATTAGTGTTTCGAGTAATGACATTTGACCATATACCAGAAGAGTTAGATAGAAAAAAGACACATAAAACAATTTCTGACTCAAAAGCAAAAATACATTTCCCACCATTTAAACATTTCGTTATTACAGATCTAGAAAATAAAAAAATTCGTGAAGTTGTTCGTAGTCACTGGCAGGGAAGTTTGAGTAACGGCAAGTTCTCAATTGATCACGGCAGGATTACGAATAAGTTAGGCACAATGTTTTTAAAACTTGTTGAAAGGTATAGTCATCGTGCAAACTGGCGAGGGTATACGTATGTAGACGAAATGCGTGGACAAGCACTTGTACAATTAAGTTATATGGGTTTACAGTTTAATGAAGCAAAATCTGATAATCCGTTTGCGTATTACACGGCTGCGGTTAATAATAGTTTTACTCGAGTACTTAATTTAGAAAAAAGAAGTCAAAATATAAAAGACGACATATTAATTGAACAAGGGCATTTGCCTAGTTATAGCAGACAACTTAAACACGAAGAAGAGGTTAGGAACGTGCGTAAAGAAGCAGCAGATATCGAGGGAAATAATGAACCAGCTGTTTAAGACGGCAGCATGCTTTACTGACATACACTATGGATTAAAGCAAAATAGTCGCCTGCACTTGGACGATTGTCACAGGTTTATGGACTGGTTTATCGCTGAAGCCAAAGCTAGAAATGCAGAGACCTGTATATTCTTAGGCGATTGGAGTCATCACAGAGCCAGTGTTAATGTAGCAACTATGAACGCTAGTATCAAAGACCTAAAACGTCTTAACGACAACTTTGAGAAAGTATACTTCATCACTGGCAACCACGACTTGTACTATCGTGATAAGCGAGAGCTTAACAGTGTGGAGTACATCAGAGACCTATCAAACTTTGTAATGGTTGACGAATGGTTTGTTCAGGACGATGTTGCTATTATTCCCTGGATGGTGGGAGAAGAATGGCGTAAACTGGAAAAGATCAAAGCCAAATATTTGTTTGGTCATTTAGAACTCCCTCACTTCAGAATGAATGCTCACGTAGAAATGCCTGACCATGGCGGTGTTAATTCAACACACCTCAGTGGTCCTGACTATGTGTTTAGTGGACACTTTCACAAACGTCAGTACAAGGGCAACATACACTACATTGGCAATGCTTTCCCTCATAACTATGCTGATGTCAGCGACAATGATAGAGGAGCAATGTTCCTAACTTGGGGGGATGAACCTCAATATGTAAACTGGCCAGACTGCCCTAAGTATAAAGTGTTAAGTCTCAGTGAGTTACTGGACAATCATCAGAACTTACTTGACAAATACACCCATGCTCGTGTAAAATTAAACATAAGCATATCTTACGAGGAAGCAAACTTTATAAAAGAAAAGTTCGCTGAACAGTATAATGTGCGTGAACTACAATTGATTCAGGTCAAAGAAGAGCAAGAAGAATTTCAGGGCGGTGAGATAGAGTTTGAAAGTGTTGATGCTATTGTGGTAAGTCAGCTAGACACTATCGAAAGCGACACTGTAAACAAAAACAGGTTAATTGACATTTACAACGGACTAACTGTATAAATGCTAAAAATTAAAAATATTAGCGCCAAGAACTTTATGAGTATTGGTGCACAAACCCAGGCGGTTAATTTTGATAACGGTCAACTCACATTAGTTATCGGACATAACGAGGACTTGGGTGGTGACGGCAGTCGTAACGGTACTGGCAAAACCACTATTGTGAATGCTCTCAGTTATGCACTGTACGGTGAGGCTCTCACTAACATCAAGCGTGATAACTTAATCAATAAAACAAATGGTAAACATATGATTACCACTGTGGAATTTGAGATGAGTGGGCGTGAATATCGTATTGAGCGAGGAAGGCGTCCAAATGTATTACGTTTATTAGTAGATGGCGTTGAGCGAGAAGATGATGATGCGCAAGGCGATAGTCGTGAAACACAAAAAGAGATTGAAAAGATTATTGGCTTTCCGCATGAGATGTTCAAGCAGCTTATTGCACTAAACACTTACACTGAACCTTTCCTAAGTCTGCGAGCAAACGATCAGCGAGCTATGATTGAGCAATTGTTAGGTATTACAGATTTAAGTGCTAAAGCTGATGTACTAAAAGAGTTGCTTAAACAAACAAAAGATGGCATCAAAGAAGAAGAGATACGCATCAATGCAATGGAAGAAAGCAATAAGCGTATACAGAAAAATATCAAAGATATAGAAATGCGCGGCGCTGCTTGGCAAAAAAACAAGTCAGACAAGCTATCTCAAATGGAGACTGCTCTTACAGCATTAGCTGAGTTGGATGTAGATGCAGAAATTGACGCTCATAAGTGTTTGGGTGAAGCCAAAGAGGCGCAGAAACAGGTAGACACGCTGAGCAAAGAAGTTAAAACTGTGGATACTAGTATTAGCAGAAGTCAGAACAGAATTACAGAACTAACAGGTAATATTGCGGATGCTGATGCAGGAGTGTGCCCTGCTTGTGGACAAGGAACTGCACACTTAACCACACATGCAGAATACAGGACAGAACTGCAAGAGAAGCTGGATGCCGAAACACTGTATCTGAAAGAAAAGTTAACAGAATTACAGGAACTTGGCACAGAATTAGAGCAGCTGCAAGTGCCAGAATGCGAGAATCCGTTTTACAGCACAATTGAAGAAGCCTACGAACATAAACACAATTTAGAAACACTAGCTGCTCAATATGCTGAAAAGAGCACAGAAGAAAATCCATACGTAGAACAAATAGAAAGCCTAAAACAAACTGGTTTACAGGAAACAGACTTTGATGCTATTAACGACCTCACCGAGCTGCGTGAACATCAGGACTTCTTGTTTAAACTGTTAACCAGCAAGGACAGTTTTATTCGTAAGAGGATTATAGATCAAAATATTGCCTATCTGAATCACAGACTAGCGCACTATTTGGAAAGAATTGGGCTGCCGCATGAAGTCAAGTTTAGCTCAGACTTGGGTGTAGAGATAACAGAATACGGCAGAGACCTAGACTTTGACAATTTGTCAAGGGGGGAACGCAACCGACTTATCCTAAGTCTAAGTTGGTCGTTCAGGGACATATATGAGAGTCTCAACCATCCAATGAACTTTATGTGCATTGATGAGCTGTTAGACAGCGGGATGGATACTGTGGGTGTAGAAGCTGGCTTAGGAATTTTAAAGAAGATGAACAGAGACCAGGGTAAAAACATTTTCCTTATATCTCACAAAGAGGAGCTAGTGGGCAGAGTTAATAATGTGCTCACAGTAATTAAGTCAGGTGGTTTTACCAGTTATAACACAGATACAGAATATGTTAACTAAATAGTTGCTGATGACGTGGACATACCAGGGTAAAGAAATTACAGAGTTGCCTGAGGGAACGGAAGCGTTTGTTTACTTAATTACGAACAATACAAATAACAAAAAATACATAGGCAAGAAACTAGCAAAGTTTAAAAAAACTAGGGCTCCACTAAAAGGGAGAAAAAACAAGCGGCGCAGCACAGTCGAAAGTGACTGGCGCACATACTGGGGTAGCAGCGATCATTTAAATGAGGATGTTGCCCAGCTAGGCGAAGACATGTTTACTAGAGAAATCTTACACATGTGTCCAAGTCGAGGCGTTGCAAGTTACTTAGAGGCAAAATTACAGTTTGAGCATAACGTGTTGCTCACAGACGAATACTACAATGGTATTATAAATGTGAGAGTAGGCGGATCAAACATACTAAAAGAAGCGCTCAGAGACCATCTTAAAAATTAACAGACACCCAGTCTAAAACTCCATCAAGGCACGTTACAAACAGCACACAAGGTTGATAGGCCGGATCTCCATACTATCTAGCATGTATTATAAAATGTACCGCTGCTAAAAGGTTTTTGTTGTTAGCCAATTCTAAACACTACCCGTAAAGGATGCTTAAACGTCCTCCCATATCAGGAGAGAAACGTTTGTTTAGTCTAAACAGTTGAAAAAACATTACAAAACTCAGTATTGCCATCTTGGAGCTTAGAATGGCATTAAAAATCGGCGCAGGTAAAAGGTACGGTCAGAGCCTAACAAAGAGTGTAATGTACTTAAAATACCTGTCTCCTAGTTGGGCTGAAGCAACTCGCATGAAACCAATTTACTTGGAGCCGATATTGTGTCGGCTCCATGTGACTTCACAATCTGCATGAATAGCCTTATGTTATTGTTAAATGATATCAATACAATACAAGTGAAGGTTTAATGTTTCCGATTAAAAAAATATTTCCAACAAGTGAATGAACGTAACGAAGTGAAGTGAATGAATGCAGTGGGAAAAGGTCCGTAGGACCTATTACTTGATAGAAAACATAATTAAAAACAAAAAAAACAGATCGAACAATCTGTTAAAAAATTTTAGGGTTTAAAGAAATAGGTTTAAAGCATTTCGTTAGTTGGTTTACCTGATTTTGCTCTGTTGCGATCGTTAATGACAGAGATGCAGAGAGATCTTTGCTCAGGACTCATTTGCCAAGACTCAGTCCAGCTAATACTTCCTTCTGAATATACTGCAATTTCTACTATGGATTTTTCTAGTTTTGCCGCTTCCTGCTTTAGCCGGTTTAAGAGGTTCAGAATATCCTCACCGTCTGCTTGTGCTAGGAAGCTGTGAAAAAATTTACAGGATCAAACCCTATATCGTGTTCAAATGTGTGGTTACATTTTTCACATTCTAACATTATCTTTCTTTGTACACCAATTTGATTAACCTTGGTGATACTTTCTTCGATGGTATTACCGATGCTACTATCGCAGTTTTCTAAAAATTCTCTGATAGTTTCTCTGTTAGTAACTACAAATGCTTCGCCGTCTGCTTCTTCCACGCCGCGCACACTGCTCACTGAATCAACTATTAAGTCGAAGTTAAGTGCAGCAATTTGCATAAAGTTTTTATTAAACGCTTTTAACTGCTCTAGTTCGTCGTCTATGTTTTGTAAACTTTGCAAACTGCGTGTGCTTTGGAAGTTTGTAATGCCTGCCTTAACTGTGCTTTCGTATGTAAACGGTCTAACTTCTATTATTAAATCATTTGGCGTTGTAAATTTATATGTTTCTTCTATTACAGTCATGTTTTGTAATGCTTGCTCGATGCTAGCCACGCCACTTACAGGTTCAGAACATTCTGGACACTCGGTGCTTATATCTATATCATCGCCTGAAGTAGCAGCTTGTATTGCTATTAGTAATGCATCTATGTCGTTACTGACTAGTGATCTAGGTTTTTTTACTGCTGGAACACAGCTTGCTATCACTTGTGCAACAGCTTCGCCGTTAAGCAATGCATCAGGATTTTTCATAATCATTTCATCTTTTGCTGTCATTGCAAACACGGGCAGCTCTTTGTTTTCTGGTAACACTAGTACATCTTCAGAATAAAACTTACCCAGACTGGGTACTTGCACATACAGTTTAGGTGTCCTGTAATACTTACTTAACGGGTTACTCATTTAAAACTCCAGTTTATAATTCAGATAAATAGTTGTGTGAGAATATATCTGTATGTATATTTATCACCGTTAAAACTGTACTTAATGGATTTTTATGGCCGACGTTCAATTACCAGACGGAAATGTAGCAAGAGTACCTGATTTTGCATTGGAAAAAACACAAGAGGATATGAAAAAACTCTTGCAAGCCATGGTGGGTTCAGATAAAAATGCACTTAAAGTTTACGGAAAATTAGTTGATCTTGCTAAGGAACAAACAGACGTTACAGAAAGTGTAGCCGAAGAAGCAAAAGCATTACAAAAACAGCAACTCAAAGCCACAGAAAGCATTGCAAGTGCTGCTAGCAAAGGTAAAATCTTAGGCGATACCCTGTTCAACGGAGCTATGAAAGCAGACGCAATGCTAACTAAAAGCTTTTTGAGTTTAGGCAGCTCTGTAATGACTGTCGTTGGTACAATGTTTGAAGGTGCTCAGCAGGTTGGTAACGAACTACTCGAGTTACAGAAAGCAGGCGTAGGCTTTACTGATGCAACTGGTAGTGCAGAAAAATTAATTGCAGATCTCAGTTACTTAGGTATGACTGCCGGCTCCGCAGCTGATCTAATGAAAAATTTCAGTGGCGTTGTCCAGGTTATGGGCAAGACAGGTTTTGCTGACATACAAAAAACGTTCAACAACATCAGTGATAACGGTAATAAATTTGGTTTAAGCATAGCGGAATCAGCTGAAGTATTAGGAGAAGATTTAGAGAGGCGTAAACAGTTAGGCGCATTAGGCGCAATTGATAGCCAGAGGCAAGCACAGAGATCAGCAGAATTGTATGGCATGCAGATGGAAGCTGCACAAGCTCTAGGACAAAGTGTAAAAGAAGTAAGAGACAAAAATGCCAAACTTTTAGACAGTAATTTTAACTTTCAGATTTCAAGAGCCAGAACAGTTGCTAGATTAGGTGATGAGGCAGGTGCAAAATATCTAGAAGCTGCCGAACAACTGGGTACACAGTTTGCGGGCATGGGATTAGCAGACGGCGCATCGGATGCAATATTAACTGCTATGAGTGAACCTGCAGCATTCTTGGCCCAAGGCGGTAGTGAACTTTATACTGCACTGAGTGCAATGGGTGCTGGCGGCAAAGAAATTTCAAATGAAATGCAAACCATCGGCAAGTTAATGAATGGCAGTGCTGCCGAGCAGGAACAAGGCATGGCCAAGATGAAAGAATTTGGTCCAATGTTGCAAAACAATTTAAGTGAATTGTTGGGCGATGAGAAAGCACTCAGCATGTTCCAAAATTTAGTTAACACCGGATCACCAGCAGCAGGCATGATGCAATCTCTTTTTGAAAGTGCAGGTTTAGCAAAAAGTGCATTAGCAGGCGCCGCCAATTCAGCAGGCAGCGTTCAAAGTGGATTAGCAAAAGCAGCCCAAGCATATGATGCAGCAATGAATACTATCAGTGGCACAATGAGTGGAGCAATGACAGATTTAAGTGCAGCTTTTGCTGGTCCAGCAGGTGCATTTGCTGATGCGCTAGTGAAAGACACTATATTACGCAATAAGGACGGCGAGATACTGGACAAAAACGGTAAAGCCATGATGCGAGAGATAGAAGTTAAAGACGCAGCTACTGGCGAAATGAAGAAACAACTGGTTGCTGTTAAGGATTATAACGAGCTCAGCCAAGAACAGAAAAAACAAATGTCCGGCACACAAAGTGTGATGGGCGCATTTAAGGATGCTATTCAAACTATACGGGTAACAATCTTGAAAAGCTTTGGCATGATTGGCGGTGATACTACTAATTTTGCAGAAATAATTAGAAACAAGATGGTTCCTGCAATTCAGGATTTTGCAGAATGGTTTAAGAGTGGCGGATGGAACAGCATAAAGAGTGCATTTACGAATCTTAAAGATGGTATAATAGCTGTAACCGCACCGTTTAGGGTTATCTACAATTTATTTACTGGTGACTTTACTGGTGCAGTAGAAAGCATGGGTGATGTATTTGGCAGTGTAGGCGCAGTAGTGGGCGGTGTAGTAGGTAGCTTTTTATTAGTAACAAAAACACTTAAACTATATAATGCTGCAATGGCACTTGGCGGAAAAGCTAAAGGTTTTCTAGGCGGCGGCGCTACCAAAGCTATAGGCGGGAACGCTCCTGTAGGGAACGCAGTTGCAGGCAAGGCAGGCAAAGGCGGCGGCCTAGGCGGTATGCTTATGGGCGCAGCTAACGGACTAAAAGCAATAGGCAAAGTTCCCATGGCTGCAATAGGTAAAGCAGCACTGATATTAGGCGCCATTACACTTGCAACTATTGGATTTGCTACAGCATTAAACATTGCAAAAGATGCGTTTGTACCTTTTGGGAAGATGATTAAGGAGATTCTAGAAGGAGTTGCGCCCATTGTAAGCGCATTTGGTGATGTGCTTAAAAGTGTTTTTGAAGGAGTTGGAAATGCGCTAGAATCTATATTCTCTGGATTTGAAGGGCTTGGCGCAGGTATTAAAAGCATACTAGAAGGTGTAGGCATAGCTGTTGAAAAAATTGGCGGAACCATAATGGGTGTAGTTGGTGGAATTGCAGAAGGCATTAGCAGCGTTATCAATGCAGTCAAAGGAGATAGCGAAACTTCTGTTTTAGATGCACAAACCGCCGCAATCGAACGACTTAGCATAATTCCAGCGGATACAATGTACGGAATTGCTAGTGCAATAGATGCAATTACGTTCTCGTTAGGGTATCTTGGCGAGATTTCAGATGATATTGACACAGGAGAGTTAGAAGATCAAGTTAACATTTTTAGTAGATTATCCACTCTAGATGCTGCTGGTATTGCTGCTTCTGCTGTTAGCTTAGGTGCAATGGCAGACGTGTATGCACGATTCGCTAACTTAGACCATGCTGCACTAGCTGCATCAGCAGACGCAATAAGTAATATTAACGATGCATCTAGCCCTGGACTACTATCACAAGGAATGAGCTTTTTGGGTTTTGGGGCTAACGATGAAGAAACCCCTGCTCTTGAAGCAAATAGCAAGAAAAAATTTGCTGACCAAGCACAAGTAGAAAAACTTACAGCAGCAAAAGGGACTGAGACAATTAATAAAACACCAGCTGGCCAATCTCTTAACGCACAAAACGATGCAAATACAGCAGCTAACAATGCCACGCAAACACAAAGTACTGGTAATAACAACTCTGGAGAAAATTCTGCAACAACTAACGTTGAAAGTATTATGGCAGCAATTGCATCTAACACTGCAAAAACAAACAAGTTAATATCTGCCCTCAACACCACGATCGAAAATTCGACTTAGAGTTTTGCTCTACCTGATAAATACTACTAGTAATACAATAAACATTTGGATTTAGTATGAGTTGGAGAAAACATTTTACACCTGTTGATAATAGCGGATTACCGTTAAATATTCAGCCTAGCTCAACTGAGCAAGGTCCTGGGGCAGCATCTAATCAATTAGCAAGTTGGCTACCAGAAGTTTATGCTGGTTCTCCTAACAGATTAATGCGTTATCAACAATACGATAATATGGATAACGATCCAGAAATTAACACAGCACTAGACACTATTGCTGAGTTCGGCACACAAGAAGAAGATTCTACTGGGCTACCATTTAGTATCCATTATGATGAAGATCCAAGCGACACAGAAAGCAAAATTATTAATAAAACTCTAAGACAGTGGTGTAATCTAAACGATTTATACAAACGAGTGTTTAGAATTTTCAGAAATACTATTAAGTACGGAGATCAATTTTTTATTAGAGATCCAGAAACATACGAACTGTTTTGGGTAGACCCTGCTAATATTACTAAAGTTATAGTAAACGAAAGCGAAGGGAAATCGAAAGAAATTTACTTCGTTAAAAATCTTGAGCCGATTTTTGAAGAAAAGATTGCAACTAGCGCATCTCCACTACACGGAAAACCTTACGGAAGCGGACAAGCAATGAACGCAGGTATTATGAGTCCAACTAATAACGCCGCAGCAGGCAGTTACTTAACTGGTGCTGGTACAGATTCAGATCAAGGAATTCCTGTAGGCGCAGAACATATTGTGCATATTAGTTTAACAGAGGGTATGGATAATGCATGGCCTTTTGGACAAAGCATATTAGATCCAATTTTTAAAGTGTTTAAGCAGAAAGAATTGCTGGAAGACAGCATACTGATATACCGTGTGCACAGAGCACCAGAGCGCAGAGTGTTCTTTATTGATGTAGGCAACATGCCTCCGCATAAAGCACGGCAGTATCTAGAACAAGTCAAATACGAAGTGCAACAAAAGCGTGTTCCAGGAAAAAATGACAACGGCCAAAGTATAGCAGACAGCTCATACAATCCAATGAGTATGTTAGAGGATTACTTCTTTGCTCAAACAGCAGAAGGACGTGGCTCTAAAGTAGATACGTTACCGGGCGGAGAGAATTTGGGTCAAATCGATGATCTAAAATACTTCAACAACAAACTAGTAAGAGGGTTGCGAATACCAAGCAGTTATCTGCCAACAGGACCAGAAGATGGTACTGCTACATATAATGACGGAAAAGTAGGCGTGGCATATATCCAAGAGTACCGCTTTAGCAAGTATGTGCAACGTTTGCAAAAACAAATCCAAGAAGATTTAGATCACGAGTTTAAGATGTTTTTAAAATGGCGAGGAATTGATATCGATTCGGGTACATTTTACATAGAATTAACAGAACCTATGAATTTTAGTAGCTTTAGAGAATTACAGATAGAAACAGAACGTGCACAGTTGTTTAATCAAGTACAAGCTATACCATATCTAAGCAATCAGTTTAAATTACAGAAATATCTTGGACTTACTGAAGATGAGATCAAAGACAACGAAGAAATGTGGCGTAAGGAAAATAACGTATCGAGATATGAAAATTCTGCTGCGTCAACTGATACCAGTTTGGGATCTATGGGAATTAGACCGGAACCTGACGAGATGATTGATCCAGACGCAGATGCCGACCTCACTGGAATAGAAGGCGTAGAGGGAGATACATCAATAGAGCCCGGTATAGCAGAACCAGCGCCAGGAGGAGAAGCAATATGAGATTAAATGAATTTTATACACCTGAGGACGACAAAGGTACATATCGCAGTAGTACAGACACAAGAAAAACTAGATTAACACTAGAAGAATTAAATAAACTTCGTAAAGTTAGGGATATTAAAACAGCTGAAACCGCAGAACACGATCAATTTGTAAGAACGATGTATGCTGCACCTGCCGGCGAACAACCTCTAGCCTAAGCAAAATGGTTCAAAATTAACCACTTCCTCCTATAATTTAATATTATACTATAAATATAATTTGTGGACGAGTATCTTTACTCGTTCAAACCTATGTACGATTAATTTAGGAGGCCACAATGTCAGAATCACGTACTAAACTAGAGCAGATTCTCGAACTCCTTTTAGCTGAAGATACAGAACAAGCAGAAGAAATGCTACATGAATATGTAGTTTCTAAAGCACGTTCTGAGTACGAGAAAGTACTCGACGAATCCGAAGAGGATGAAGTTGAAGAATCAGCAGAAGAGGAAGTAGACGAATCTTTTGATGAAGTTGAAGAAGCTATCGATGATAGCGATGCAGTTGGTGATTTCGAATCAGATATAGAAGAAACTGAAGACGAAATTGAAGACGAAGAAGTCTACGGCGAAGCCGATGAAGAAGAAATGGGCGACGACGAAGAAATGATGATGGGCGACGAAGAAGAAGGCGAAGAGGATCTCGAAGATAAAGTCGAGGGCTTGGAAGCTGAATTAGAAGATCTTCGTGCAGAGTTCGAAAAGTTAATGTCAGATGAAGAAGAAGGCGAAGGCGAAGAAGCTGGAGACGACTTCGAGATGGACATGGACATGGGCGACGAAGAAGAAATGGATATGGAATCAGTTGAGTACGATTTAGACGAAGCTGAAGAAGTTGACGAAGATGAAGAAGTTGTTGAAGAAGCAACTAAGTTATCTGATAACGTAGCTGATCCAAAAGGCGGAGCAGGCGATGCAGACAGCAGCGCAGGTTCAATGAAGCCAGCCAAGCACACATCAGTTTCTAGCCAGGGCAAACCTGTCCATGCTAAAGACGGTGGCGAAGGCAACAAAGGCGATTCAGCAAAAGATCACACACCTACAAGCAACATTGACGTAGATCATAAATCAGCTTAAGGTGGGGAATAGATAATGGCACGTAAAATATACGAATACATGAGTGCAGACCAAGCAGGTCTGAAATTGATGGAAGCTGACAATGGACAGGGCGGCAAGGATTTAATCATGGCAGGTCTTTTCATTCAAGGCGATGTACAAAATCAAAACGGCAGGGTTTACCCTAAAGGGGAGATTGAACGTGCAGTAGAAAGTGTTAGAACTAGATTAAGCAAAGGCGAAACTGTGATGGGCGAATTAGATCATCCAGAAGAGCTCCAAATTAATCTAGACCGTGTGGCACATATCATAACAGATATGCACTGTGATGGGTCAGACGGGTATGGTAAACTTAAAATTATAGATACTCCAATGGGTAACATTGCTCGTAGCTTGTTAAAAGCTGGAGCAAAACTGGGCGTTAGCAGTCGAGGCAGCGGTAATGTAAGTGAATCTGGTAAAGTATCAGATTTCGACATGATAACTGTAGACATTGTGGCCCAGCCTAGCGCACCAGATGCGTATCCTAAGACAATCTATGAAAGTTTGTTTAATATGCGTGGCGGCGAATCTGTTTACAGAACAGCCGCTGCCGTAACACACGACAAAAGTGCAGAAAAACATTTAATGAATGAAATCACTAAATTCATTAAAGAATTGAAATTATAACAGTAGGAGAACTACTATGGCAGTGACATTTAACGAATTACTTGAAGGTGCAGGCTTGTCTCAAGAGGCAACTACTTCACTTCAAGAAGCGTGGGAGTCAAAACTGTCGGAAGCTAGAGAAGAATTAACAGCAGAATTACGTGAAGAGTTTGCCCAGCGATACGATCATGACAAAGGATTGATTGTAGAAGCAATGGACAAGTTTATCTCAGAGCGTGTTGAAGCTGAAATGACTGAATTAGCATCAGACAAAGCTGCTCTCGCAGAACAAAGAGTTAAGTATCGCAAAGCTGTCAGTGAACACGCTAAAATGCTAGACAAGTTTGTAACCACTATGGTTGCAAAGGAAGTCAAAGAACTACGTGCAGACCGCACTCGTGTATCTGAGCACGTCACTAAGTTGGATGAATTCGTAACAGAATCACTAGCTGGTGAACTTGCTGAGTTCCATGAGGACAAGAAAGCATTAGTTGAGCATAAAGTCAAAATGGTTGCAGAAGGTAAGCGTCAGCTTGCAGAAGCAAAGCGTGACTTTATTTCTAAAGCTGCCAACTTGGTTGAGAACAAAATCAACACAGTTGTTGGCAAAGAAGTTAAGTCTTTCCGTAATGATATCACAGCAGCTCGCGAAAATGACTTTGGACGCAGAATTTTTGAAGCATTCGCAACTGAGTACAACACTTCGTACTTAAATGAAGTTAAAGAAATTAAAACAGTTCAGAAACAAATTGCCCAAATGAAAAAACAAGTTACAATTGCAGAACAGAAAATCGCTATTAGCGAAAAGTCTAGACTGTTAACTGAAACTAAGTTACGTGCACAACAAGACCGCTACAATCGTAAAGAGAAGTTAGCAGAATTGATGAGCCCATTAGGCAAGGATAAAAAAGAAATAATGTCAGATTTGCTGGAAAGTGTTAAGACAGAAAAGTTAGAAGCCGCTTTTAATAAGTATCTTCCTTCTTTACTAGAAAGCACTGAACCACGTGCAAAGAAGACAATTAAAGAATCAGTGACAAGAGAACACACTGGTAATAAGCAGGCACCTGCAAAAGCAGAGGTCGCCGAAGATGCCGAAAGCGTAGTGCAATTAGACGCAATCCGCAAACTAGCCGGACTTTCAAAATAACTAGGAGTTAAAACAATGGCAAATTTATTTGAAAGCAACTGGTCAGCAACCAAAGACGCATTGATGGAAGGCCTTACAGGTCAACGTCAAAAGACTATGGACGTAGTCCTCGAAAACGCCAAAAAGATGATGGTAAACGAGGCTGCTTCTGCAGGAGCAACAGGTGCTGGTTCAGTAGCAACTTTAAACAAGGTTATGTTACCTTTGATCAGAAGGGTTATGCCTTCCGTGATCGCAAACGAACTAGTAGGCGTACAGCCTATGACTGGTCCAGTAGGACAAATTCACACGTTACGTACTCGTTACGCCGAAACAGGCGGCGGTGCAGTAGCTGGTGAAGAAGCTTTGTCACCATTTAAGTTGGCAGCTTCATACGCAGGATCTCCAGACGCTACAGCAGCGGCTGAAGGCAATCCTGGACGCAAGATGAGCATCCAAATCTTGAAAGAAACAGTAGAAGCTAAAACAAGACGTTTAAGCGCTCGCTGGACTTTTGAAGCTGCTCAAGACGCAGAATCTATGCACGGCGTTGACGTCGAAGCAGAAATTATGCAAGCATTGGCACAAGAAATTGTTGTTGAAATCGACCAAGAAATCATTGGCTCGTTACGCAACTTAGCTGGAGCTGGTCAAGCTCTTGACTTTGGTGCATTAAGTGGCCAGTCAGTATACGTTGGTGATCGTCACGCAGCTCTTGCTATCGAAATCAACCGCGCAGCAAACAGAATTGCAGCTCGCACACGTCGTGGCGCTGGTAACTACGTTGTAGTTTCTCCAGAAGCTTTGACAATCTTACAAAGTGCATCAACTTCAACGTTTGCACGTACAACTGAAGGCTCTTTCGACGCACCAACAAACACTAAGTTTGCTGGTACATTGAATGGTACAGTTAAAGTATTCGTAGACAACTACGCTGCTGATGCTGCTTCAGGCGGACCAGTTGTATTGGTAGGCTACAAAGGTACATCAGAAACTGATGCTCCTGCGTTCTACTGCCCATACGTTCCATTAATGTCAACAGGTCCAGTAATGGATCCAAACACATTTGAACCAGTTGTTAGCTTTATGACACGTTATGGTTATAAAGAATTAACTAACACTGCTTCATCTTTGGGTAACGCAGCAGATTACGTTGACGCAATCACATTGCAAAACGTAGCATTCCAATAAGAACTAGTTCTTATTAAAAACTTAAAAAGCCCCTAACGGGGCTTTTTTTTGACTTTTGCAAAATATGATAAATAGTTTTAAATATTTGAGTTAAAGGGCAAGTATGGCATCACTTATTAATCCGAGTCAAAATTTACTGTATGTTGCTGGAAATCTTATAGTAGAAGATAACTTAACAATATATAAAAATACAATTATTAACGAAGACTTAACTGTTAGTGGTCTTTCAACATTGCCGACCATCAATTCAGGTAACATAACGAATGAAGGCGGGATTATAACTAATCGACTTCTTGTTAATCAACTTTCTAGGTTTGAAGGTGATACCACAATAAACGGCGTCTTAACAGTTAATGGTGTTGATACACAATCTATTGGAACATTAGGTAACATAATCGAATTTTATTATGGCGACCAAATGATTGTTAACACACTTACTGTTAATAATGAGGCCGACATTGCAAATCTAACTGTAGATGTGTTTGAAGCAAACACCGCTACTATTAATACAGAATTTATAAGTTTAGGCACAAGTGAAGTTCAAGACCTAACTGTTAACGACACATTAGATGTTACAGGACCCGCTACATTTGCCAGTGCAGTAACATTAGATGCAGAATTTGAAATGCTAGATAAGGAGTATAAAAAAGACTTCTTTGACGAGCCAGTAGCGAATACAATTTATGTGAAAACAGATGGCGATGATGCACGCTCAGGTAGAGATCCTATTAACGCCCTCAAGACAATAGAAAGGGCTGCAGACCTTGCTAGAGAGTTACGTCGAGAAGTTGAAGATCCTATTTTAATCAGTGTATATCCTGGTGTATATGTAGAAGATGGCGAGATTGCCTTACCAGACCGCACTGGATTGTACAGCATCGGTGGTCAGTATGTAACAGAACTGCACATGAGTGACTTAGGACGTAAAGAATATCGTAACATGATATTAATGGATTCAGGTTGTTACTGTCAGGGATTTTCATTTAGAAATATGGAAGTAGATGACCTAGATAATCCTTCGGGTGGATTTGCTTATGCATTTGCCCCAGGCGCAATTATCAAGCGCTCACCATATTGCAGAGACAGTAGTCAACTCAGCAACGAAACTTATCTGAAGCCAGCACCACCCCTAGACCCAGCAACTGGTAACCCAGCTGTTGGCAAAGGCGGCGGTATGGTATTAGCAGACCGCTCAGTGGTAAGCGCTGGTAGTACATATCCATACATGCTGTGTTTTGGTGCCACGCCACGTTCTAACAATGGCTTAGGATATGTTGCTAAAAACGGTGCAGGCATCAACGGCATCAGCTCTATGACCATTTACCAGCGCACAGCATTCTATGCACTAAACGGTGGCCAGCTAACATTGAACAACTCAGGCACACAGTTTGGTGATATCAGTTTGAGATCAAGTGGTAATACCACAGTGGTATCTCCTTATACTGTGAGCAGTACAGATGTATTGGTAGCGAACGCACAAATCGGTAACGCTATATTGTCTAATGCTGAAGTACTTACTGATCTAGTATGGCAAGATTTAGTAGATAACGGACCAGATAGATATGGCAATGTGAACACAGATCCAAACTTTGTGCCGTGGACGAACGGGTTCGAATACGATGTAGCAACTTGTCAGCGTGATGTTGGTTACATATTAAATGCAGTTAAACAAGATCTTTTAATGAGAACAAATTATAATACAATTACAGCAGGTATGAGTTATTTGCGTAATATTGCAGGTATAGCTTATGTAAATTCTACTCAGTATAATCAAACGTTAAATGCTATTGAATATGCAAAAGACGAAACAATTAAAATTACAAGTCCAGGTAACAAAACCGCAGTAAAAAAATTATTTAATAACGTAACTAAAAAAATTCGCAACAAAGATACAAATCATGAATATATCTTTGAAACGCCTGGAGTACCACTGTACAATGAAGAGAAGTGCTATCGTGATGTAGGCCTTATTATAAAAGGTGTTATGCTAGACAGTATTTTAGGTACAAATTATAATACAGTAACAGCTGGGTTATCCTATGTTCGCGTTGCAGCAAACAAAGCAATTACAGATCAGCTTGTGTGGACAGTGGCAGCAATAGAATTTGCTAGGGATACTGCTATTGCTATACCTGGCTTAGATCCAGTAACAACGTCTTTAATAAGTGCTGGGTTTGACGAAGTCTTAGATATATTGCAAAATGGTGAAGTAAATGCAAACCCACTGTCATTCCCTAACGCTTATGCTAGCTTAGGTTCAACCGGAGATCATGTCACCGCATCAACAGTGTTACAGAATAATAGAGCATCACTTTCTAGCCAAGTGATAGGTTACATAAGCACAAATTATCCAGATCTGGAATATGATCAGGCTAAGTGTGAACGAGATGTAGGTTATATCATTGACGGTCTAACTCACGATATATTATATGGTGGCACTTACGCTACAATAACAGTGGCTCAAAGTTATTTTGTTGATACTGATGGCCCTATTAATCCAGGAGTAGAAGGACAATTAGGGGAAGGAGAAAGTACAGCTACATTAGCAGCTTACGAAGCAGCAAAAAGTATTTTTAATTCAGTAGTAGTCACTACAGCAGAACAAAATCGTGTTGAAGATTTAATGGATACAATTATTTACGCAATTAAAAAAGGTACTAATGCTTATATCCCCGAACCAATTGAGCCCACCAGCACAATTGGTGGTGCTGTTCAAGCAGACTACACTACAGTATTAGTAAAACGTAATCAAATTCAGGCGCAAACCATAGAATTTATTAACAGTGATTTATTTGCAATACTAGGTTATGCACCTACAACAAACGCAGATGATGCTAAGAATCAATTGTTACTAAACAAAGAATTTATACTAACTAAAGCAATAGATTTTGTTACATCAAACTATCCAATGCTAAGTTATGACACAGCGTCATGTCGCAGAGATGCAGGATATATTTTGGACGGTATCGTTCACGATGTGCTGTACGGCGGCAACTTTGCTACCATAGGTGTAGCACGGTCGTATTATACTTATGGCGATTTAGTTGTTCCTATAGCAGAAAAAGCAGCTACGATAGCTGCCTGGAACGACATGAGCGCAGTTATGCAAAACGTTATACAAGGGCTTGAAGCAGGACAAGAAACTTACCCGTATACTCTAGCAACTGCTACTGAAGCATCTGTGATTGCAAACTTAATGACAGTTATCACTGGCTATATAGATAATCCTATAGGAAATCCGCTACCCGCAGAAGTATTACCCAACACAACCTGGGTAGATACTGTCACTGTAACTGACAGTGTAAATATAGCAAGTAACGTTAGCACAATACAAACTAATACAACAGATTGGTTAGATGCTACTTACAGCAATTATTTTGAAAACATCTGTAAAAAAGACGATAAAATAATCATTGAAAGTATTGGTCTTGATATAGTATCAGGAAAAGAAATGACCACTCAAGCCGCAGCACAAGCATATTATGATTATAAAGGAGGGCTAGTTGTTCCTGCAGAACAAATACCTGCATTTCAACATGTTTGGGCAAAGATAAAACAATTGTTACAAAATGAAGCCGGCGGCCCAGGAACAGACGTGGGCATAATGATAGGCGAACTAGTAGATGCGTTCGAAAACACAGTCACTAATCCAATAACAGTAACATTTGGATCGCTAGTTGAATCGTTAGCACACCAATTTAATAATGCTGGTGCAGGTGTGAATACAAACGCCCTGCCGCTTAACTTTAACAAGCCTGGTTTTAATAGACCAGTGCCATTCAGCATATTGCAGGAAAACGGTGGACGTGTAAGATGGAGTGGTGCCGACGAAATAAATAATCAATACTTTGCAGGCGGTACAAAAATTAACGGCCAAACAGGAAAGTTTGAAGGCCGTCCATTTAACATCAGTGTACGTGCTATCGCAAGAAGATTAGCAAATTCAAGAGGAGGCTTTTAATGCCTAGGATTACAACAGAACAAGCACCTAGTGCTAAACCATTAGCTACTAGCAGAAACCTAACAACTGACTGGATTACATTTGCAGAAATACCAGATTACGACATCCCCGTAGTAGGGTTTGGTATTTCTCGAAGAATTGCTCCAGGTGTTGGCGAAGTTTCATCCCCAATACTGCTTTCTAATTATTTTAATGGTCCAGCAACTGTAGATATACAAGTTGTTAGGGGAACAAGATTAATAGCTGCCAGTCAAGACGAAACAGATTTCGTTGTTTTCACTGGCGGTTTAGGACATGCAGTCACAGATAATGTTACGTTAACTAACGGATGTGTAATAAGCGTTGCCGCTATTGACGGCGTAGGAAAAGTTACGTCTTTTAATGTAGACAGTTTTGTAGTTGGCGACCCAGTTCAGGCACTGCCTGAACCACTAGAACAGTTAAGTACTACTGGTATAGGAACAGGGTTTTCTGTAACAGTAACAGATGATAATTTGTCTCCAACCGATGGCCATTTTTACCTAGCAAAAGACATTAGAGTCGAAGCAGAAGATACATTAGTTTTTCCTATGAACGGCCAATTTTTACTTACTAGGGATAAATTACAAATCAGAGCAAACATAGATGATTATATTCACGCTACTGTGAGCTACACAGAAGGACAAGCAGAAGAAGATGACATATTCTTTTAAGGAGAAATTAAGTGCCAATTAGATCCGTAGGCGGACGTGACCGAGTAATTGGACCGTCCAGAGAATACCCAGTACCTATACCACTTAGCGCAGAATACTACAAGGGTGGTATAGTTTTAGGCGATGACGGGTTGCTATATCATAGTGATGGTATTGACTGGATCCCTAGCACACAGGGTTTACAAGGATTACAAGGAATACAAGGCCGCCAAGGCACCCAAGGTTTTCAAGGTATACAAGGCACCCAAGGCCTACAAGGACAGCAAGGTATTCAGGGCATCCAGGGGCAGCAAGGTATTCAGGGCATACAAGGTATACAAGGAATGCAAGGCATTCAGGGAGTACAAGGACGCCAAGGCATACAAGGTAGGTACGGTCCATCTATTAATGTTCTCGGTTCAGTTGACGATGTTACTGTAGGGTTACCTGGACAAAATGAAAGTGATTATATCAGTTCTCAATTTCCAGGAGCAAGCCCAGGTGACGGCGTTATAGATGCAGCAACTTTAAACTTTTGGGTATGGGACGGTATATCTTGGGAAAATGTAGGTCAAATCGTAGGCCCCCAAGGACCTGAAGGACAACAAGGCACAACTGGATTACAAGGTATTGGCGGCAACCAAGGCATAACTGGTATTCAAGGCGACAACGGCCTACAAGGTATTCAAGGCATCGAAGGCGACGACGGAATTCAAGGTATAACAGGTACACAAGGTACCACTGGCGGCATAGGTCCTACGGGCATTCAAGGAATCCAAGGCATTACTGGCGACGAAGGAACACAGGGCACCCAAGGCGTACAAGGACGTCAAGGACGTCAAGGACGTCAAGGAATTAGGGGTAACGACGGTTTGCAAGGCACAATCGGTATCCAAGGTATAACAGGTGTACAAGGAAGCGAAGGCACCCAAGGCATCCAAGGTACACAAGGACTACAAGGTATCCAAGGTATTGACGCTATAGGTACACAAGGACTACAAGGACTACAAGGACTACAAGGACTACAAGGAATAATAGGACCTCAAGGTGTACAGGGTATACAAGGTTTGCTTGGCGTTAGTGAAGGAAACATATGGACATATGAATTAAACGGAGCTGTAACTATTACTGATCCAGGTAGTCTGAGCTTTTCTTTTAATACAACTAATGGTGCCACAGCTTCTCAAATAGTATACAGGGATACTCCTAAAGATAGCGGCGGCACGGCGCTAGACCAAATGTTTAACGCCATTGACAGTATATCGAATCAAGTAAAAGCACAAGTTATTGTACGAGAAAAAAACAACCGAGAAGTGTTTGCACTTTACGAAATTACTGACTGGACATGGGGATCAGGAAGTCTTTGGGGATATTTTGATGTAAATTTCATTACTGGTAATTTGCTATCTACTACTCCAGGAGACGACTATACTTCGTCATTCATATTCAATGGCCAGCAAGGAGTTCAAGGTGTACAAGGTCTACAAGGATTAATTGGTATTTCTACTCAGGGCGTCCAGGGCGTCCAAGGCATGCAAGGAATCCAAGGTGAATTTGGTAACCAAGGCATCCAAGGAATACAAGGTTTACAAGGCGTTCAAGGTGTTCAAGGTATCCAAGGAGTTGATAACAGTACACAAGGCACAACTGGATTACAAGGTATTCAAGGAAAAGAAGGAAATTTTGGCGGAGCAACTTTCTATTACCAATTTGACACCGCTACTACCCTTATTGCTCCTGACTTAGGAAATGTAAAAATTAATAACGCTGATTTAACCTCTGGCACTGCTATGATTATAAGCGAAACAGATTCGTTCGGCACCAACATTGAAGATTTTTTAATCACAATCGACGACTCTAGTTCAACAATAAAAGGGCATGTGCGTATCAGCAACAAGTTGGACGCCAGTGATTTTGTATTATACACTATTTCAGGATCAACAGACTCTGGTTCATATCACACTGTCGACGTAGCTTACGTATCAGGATCCGCAACTACATTTGATTTACAAGAAGAATTAATTATAACTTTTGCTCGTACAGGTGATATAGGCTCCACTGGACTACAAGGCATTCAGGGGATGCAAGGCATACAAGGTATTCAAGGGTACCAAGGTATACAAGGTATTCAAGGTGCTATAGGTGAAGTAGGAACTAGAACTTACGGAGTTACAAATAATGGTAATGTTGAATATTTAATTGACGGTATTTCTAATCCATTAATACAGTTATTACGTGGATTTACATACAGATTTGCAGTTAATGCACCTGGCCATCCTTTCTATATTAAAACAGCACCAACTACTGGAACTGGCGATCAGTATAACACTGGCGTAACAAACAACGGCACAGATGCTGGAGTAGTACAAATTACAGTATCTGATACTGCGCCTGCTACTCTTTATTACCAGTGCTCTATTCATGCTGCAATGGGCGGTACTATTAGCACCAGTGACATAGGACCACAAGGCGTCCAAGGTGTACAAGGTGTACAAGGAATGATTGGAATTTCTGTACAAGGCGTCCAAGGACTACAAGGAATAATAGGACCTCAAGGCATAACTGGTATTCAAGGATTACAAGGTACTGCTACACAAGGAGTTCAGGGTACTGCTACACAAGGTATACAAGGAATCCAAGGTGTACAAGGTGTTCAAGGCTCTGGCGGCGTTCAAGGATTACAAGGCAACACAGGCCAACAAGGAATACAAGGACGCCAAGGTATTACAGGTAATCAAGGTATACAAGGTGGCGACGGCGATGCAACAAAAATCTCGTCTGTTGAAGCTCCTGCATCCGGAACTTATTATCCTGTATTAGTTTCAGGAACGGGAACCCAAGATGCTACAATTGACACATCGGGTAATTTATCATATGATGTAGGTACAGGCGTATTAACTACTGTTTCGTCTGGAGCATTGTTTGGCGATTTAGCTGAAAACTACATTGCAGACAAAGAGTACGAAACTGGCACAGTACTAGTAGTTGGTGGTTCTGCTGAAGTAACTCAGAGCACAACACTAGGTGAAAAACCAATTGCCGGAGTTGTATCAGAATTTCCGTCTTATCTAATGAATATGGCATTAGCTGGAAAGAATATTTGTAAAGTGGCATTACGAGGAAGAGTTCCAGTTAAAGTAGTAGGCATCGTTAACAAAGGCGATACGCTAATAGCAAGCAGCATACCAGGAGTTGCAAAAGTAACAACTAGTAACGACGTTAATAAATTACAAATAATTGGCGTGGCTTTAAGCGATAAAGATTCAGAATCAGAAGGATTTGTTGAAATACTAATATAGATAAAGTAAATAATTGTGTCTTTAGATAAATACTATATTATGTGAGACTGCGTAAATTATGCAGACCATGCAACTAACAGCATAGAACTTACAGGAGTATTCAATGGCAGTCTTTGGCAATTTCAAAGGTACAACACATTCAAGTTTTAAAATAAGCAAAGGCGGAGCTAAAATTTATGCCAGTCCAGGCGAACCAACAGTAGACATTACTACTGGTGATTTGTGGATTGATGCATCTGATACCGAATTAAAAATTTATAACGGTGCTGCCTGGATTAGCACAACTGCAAATGCTGGCGGTCTTTTTGACGTAGTCGATGATACAACTCCTCAGTTAGGCGGTAATTTAGATTTAAATTCAAACACTATTAACGGTACTGGTACTATTGATATTACTGGTACTGTTAAGGGTACAAGTTTACAAGACAGCACCTTAACAATTAATTCTGGTAATATTACTTCTGCAATTAACGCTACGTTTTCTAATCAAGTGTCAGCAAGCACGTTTTCAGATAATACATTAACAATTAATTCTGGTTCTTTAACTAACGCAGTAAACGGTACGTTTAGCGGTAACTTAGAAGGTGGTACATTAACAGACGGCACTGCTTCATTGACTGCTGGAAGCCTAACAGGCGTTGTTAATATAACAGCAAGTGGTACTGTTGATGCCAGTATAGTTGAATTTAACAGTTTAAGTGGTACTGGTGCAGTAAGTGTAACTGACATCATAGATGACAACACAATGGCCACATCCAGCAACGCTACACTAGCAACATCAGAGAGCATCAAATCATACATTGATACCCAATTAACTGCTGAAGATCTTGACTTTTCAGGGGATACAGGCGGTGTTTTGTCTGTTGATCTTGACAGTCAAACATTCACAGTAAGTGGTGGCACTAACATTAACACGGCAGGGTCAGGACAAACATTAACTGTTAACCTAGACAATGATGTCTCAGTAACATCTGTTACTGCTACTGGTAACTTAGAAGGCGGCACAGTAACAGACGGTACATTAAGTATTAATTCTGGTAGTATTACTTCAGGTGTAGCGGCAACATTTAGTGGTGCGGTACAAGGTGGCAGTTTAACTGACGGTACATTAACTGCAACAGCCGGTAATATCACATCAGGCGTAAATGCAACATTTAGTGGTGCGGTACAAGGTGGCAGTTTAACTGACGGTACTGCTACATTAAGCAGCGGTGCATTAAGTGGCGCAACAACTGGTACATTCTCTAGTAACGTTAGTGCAGCTAACCTTTCAGCAACAGGTGAAGTAAGCGCAGTAACGGGTGAATTTAGTGGCAACGTTGCAATGGGTAATGCAACTGTTGCTGGCAAAGTAACAACACAAGCTCTTACAATTAACGATTATTCACTGCCACTTGCAGACAGTACTGCTGGTTTCGTCTTGGCCACAGACGGTGCAGGCACTGTATCATTCCAGGATCCAACAACCGTAGATGGACTCCAAGGTGTACAAGGCGTTCAAGGCGTTCAAGGAACACAAGGAATACAAGGAACACAAGGAATACAAGGAACACAAGGAATACAAGGACAGCAAGGCGTTCAAGGCGTTCAAGGCGTACAAGGTACTCAGGGTATACAAGGAACACAAGGAATTCAAGGACAGCAAGGTGTACAGGGAACTCAAGGCGTCCAAGGTACTCAGGGAATACAAGGAACACAAGGAATTCAAGGACAGCAAGGTGTACAGGGAACTCAAGGCGTCCAAGGTACTCAGGGAATACAAGGAACACAAGGAATACAAGGACAGCAAGGTGTACAAGGCGTTCAAGGCGTTCAAGGAATACAGGGAACACAAGGCGTTCAAGGTATACAAGGAATTCGCGGCGACATTTATGAAACTACTAGTTCCACAAGCATAGCAATTGGTACAGGCAGTAGAACTATCACAGTTGATACTGGTCTTGCTTATAGTTTAAATCAAACCATACTTGTGTCAAACAGTGGCACTAACTATATGGAAGGCACTGTTACTTCGTATAACAGCGGAACAGGCGAGTTAGTATTTAACTCAGACCTCGCATTTGGCTCAGGTACATTTAATTCGTGGACAGTGAATTTAGCAGGCTCTACCGGTATACAAGGAATACAAGGCGTCCAAGGCGTCCAAGGAATACAAGGAACACAAGGAATCCAGGGACAGCAAGGAATCCAGGGACAGCAAGGTGTACAGGGAACTCAAGGAATACAAGGAACACAAGGAATCCAGGGACAGCAAGGAATCCAAGGACAGCAAGGAATACAAGGCATTACTGGACCTGTCGGCGGTGTAGATACGCAAGTTATCTTTAATGACGGTGGTGCTGCTAACGGTGATGCTGGTCTAACCTACAACAAGACTACTGACATGCTAACTGCTGGTGCATTAACAGTAAGCAATGATGCAGTTATTACGGGTAACTTAACAGTAAATGGAGCAACCACCGTGGTCAACACCACGGAGTTGACAGTAGAAGACAATTTTATAACTGTAAACAGCGATGGCGATGCTAGCGATGCTGGTTTATCTGCTAATGTAAACGGTACACTTAGATCCTTTACTTATAGTAATGCACTAAACAAGTGGCAAGTAGATCAAGGCTTTATTACGCCTACTCTAAAAATCAATGACTACGATCTACCAAATGCAGACGGCTCAGCAGGTTACGTACTATCAACTAACGGTTCAGGTACAGTTGCCTTTACTGATCCAGGCACAGTTAGCGGATTACAAGGAACAAACGGAACTCAAGGAATCCAAGGAACACAAGGAATACAAGGACAGCAAGGCGTTCAAGGAACAACTGGTGCACAAGGAATACAAGGAACACAA